CTGAGCGCGGGTGAATTCATCGTTAAATTCGAACAATGAATACTTTGCTGCGCGAGTAATTGCCTTTTCAAGCACGATGAATAGACGACGGACGTTAACACGGTCAAACGCCGATGGCTTAGACAACATTGTTTTGTCGCCGAATAGGATTGTACCTTCACCTGGGAAGGAAACAACTGGGTTAACACCCTTCTGGTATAGTGTGTCGCGCTCGGCCTTGCTTGGGTTCCAAGCTGACTTGATAACATTTTTGATGTTGCCGCGGTTGAACCCAGCGAATGAGAACCATGAATCTCTTTCAAGATCGGTACGTACTGCTAGACCTGCAATGTCTCCATTGTATGGCAGCCAACGGTAAACGTTGTTGTACTTATCAAACTGATACTTCCAGTTACCGTCCATGAAGGCGTAAGAAGAAGATGGCAGTAGGTCGCGGGTTGTTGTAATGTTGTTTGCTTCTGAACCAGCTTGATCTACAACGTCCGAACGCTTAGGCGAAATGAAGGCCACAAGGTCCCTACGGGTTTCTGCTATGTTGTTAATAACGTCGATAGCAACGGTGGTGTTAGCGGCGCCTAGCATAACTAGAGAAACATCAACTGTGTCTTGGTTCTGGAATAGACGGTATGCGGTTACCAACTCAGCATCGGATGGTGTAGCTGTTACTCCGCCTGATATTGAGTAGGTGTTGGCCGCAATGCTGGTAAATGTGATACCGGGAGCAGAATTGCCTGACCAGTTTGTCGATGTTGGATGACCCATCCACCAAACATACTTAGAACGGTCGTTTATGATATTCTTATAAAAGTTTGAAGAACCCTCGCTTGTAACGGCATCTTGTGCCTTTGAAGCGAATGCGAATGTTTCAAGAACAGTGTTTGCAACACCGCTAAACTTACCGCCGCGGTCGACAACTACAATATGCATTTCGTCGTTAGCTCCGGCTACACCAGAAGCGTATGTTGAGGTAGATGGTGCGGCGGCAAAGTATGACTTATATGCCCATGTGTTGAATTCAATGGTGTTCGCGCTTGGGAATGTTTCAACACGAAGGCTGTTTCCTTTATCGCCAGCATACTTAGCTGCGAATGTACCGTAGGTGACTGAACCGGGCGAAAAGGTTTCGTCATACTTGCCGCGGTTCTTGATTAGAATGCCGTTTGCGTTGGCCGTTGCGTTAACCTGTGTGGCACTCGTTGCACGAACGGTCCGGCAGGTATCTCCATATGCAAGGAAGTTTGCAACAGTGAAGAATGATATGAAGGTATTCTGGTCAGGCTTACCGAAAAGGTCGGCCGCCTTCAGTTCGCTTGACAATGTGATTATTTCTTCGACAGGGCCCCAATTAAAGTGGCCGGCGAAGGCACCCGCCGTAGTTCCAACTCCTGGAACGATTGTTGTCAGGTCAATTTCTGAAAAATTGGTGCCTGGTGATTGCTGGAATGCCATTATTGTGAACTCCTTATTAGTGATAGATACATTTCAATCCTGTTCTATGGTATTTATAAAAATGAACTTTTTAGAGCTTTTTGTCCCAGGAATTGTAAGGATTGTCATATGGATATCTGTTCTGAATCTCGCTGACAGCGGCCCAAAGGTCGCCATCATCGTCTACCATTGAAGGTATTTCTAGTCCGGTATTAATCATTGGAGGCGGTAGATAATCCGCGTCCATAACTTCATACTGTTCACGTTCCAAAACTACTCGGATATCGGTACCGACGGTTTCCTTAAAGACCCTTTGATTGACCAGCCATCCAAACAAAACAAGAGACATGGCAAGGTCGTCATTGCAGCCTTCTTCCGCCGCAAAGGATTCCTTAACCGATACAAATGTTGTTAATTCAGAAATTGTGTCAAAGTCTTTTATGATTAGCTTATCGTTTTCTATTAGAGATTTCAAATTCGAGCAACCAATTCTTTTGACTGGTGTGGTTGTACGCACACCAAATTGAATCTGTTTCTTGTATCCACCTGTAACGTTCTGACCTTGCTTGCCCTTCATTGAAAGTTTAAGAAGATTGTCATATGACAATTCATAATGTAGAATATCCACGACTTGCTGACCAATATCATTGATTTCAACAAGTACAAATGCATCATTGTATTTTCGACCTGTTCTTTCAATCAGGTTAGGATATGTTAGAGGGGACAGCCTATTGTTTCGATATTTGGCGACCTGCATATACGGAATCGTGGATACATCAATAACAGAGAAGGCTTGATAATCAAGTCCCTGTCCTCTCGATACGTCACATACCATAACATATGTCCGACCTTTCACTGGTTGTTCATAGATATCAAGCTGGCCGAATTCGTCCTTATCATCAACAGCAATGGCGTTATTCCAGGTAAGTAGTTTAAGTTTTGCGCCCGAAATAAGTGTATGACTTGAACCAAGGAATGAACACTCAAATTCTTGATCGAATTGCTCCGGTGAAGTGTTGCGTATCATCATATCGCGCCAAGCATCATCTCGGCCGGGGACCCGACGCCAATCAACGTCTATATTCACATAGTCGTTTCGTTTCTCAATCGAATCTGTCCACATCTTATAGAACAGATTCATGCCGTTTGGTGTCGATACAATTAGAACTTTGGTGCTTTGTCCAGACGAAATTGTAGGGAAGGTTGACTGAAAAAATTCAACGGCTAGATTATTTTGCACGAACGCAAACTCATCCAACATAACAATGTTGAAGGTACGTCCCCGCACAGAAGCCGCGGAAGTTGATTCGGCAAGAATCTTGGAACCATTTGCTAATTCAAGGTAACCTTTATTCCAAATACCTATGCCTTGCTGTAGCCATTTTGGAATCCATTCATATGCAAGTTGGAGACGACCCAATAATTCGCGCGAGGTTGCGCCTTTATTGGCCAGAATAGCAACAGATACGTTTTCATTGAATAGGATAAACCACAACAAATATGCTAAGAGCGTGGTACTTTTTCCCGACTGTCTTGCCATTTTACAAATAACAAAACGGTTCTCATTGACTGTAGTTACGATGTTTTCCTGAAAATCCCATAGATCAAAAGGAACGAGACCGTGATCGACATGAACAATTTTGATATATTTGCGAATGAAATAAACCGGTCCCGTTACGGGGTCCGCACATTTTAGATATTCTACGATTTGATCTTGTGTTAGTGAATGTGATTCGTAAAGTCTGCTAAGATTTGGATTGCCGTTATATGTCATAATAAAGCTTTCTTTTTTCTATATACCCCGATGCTTGTGCCATTAGTTTTTAACTTCCTCAATAACAGTAGGCTCAGGAGGTAATGCTTTTACTTTTTTCATTTCATGCAATAGTTGGGCAGTGGTGCCGACAAATACAGCCTTTTCAATGGAAATATGCTGGTCATTCCGCTGTTCATTTTCCAGATTGCTTACTCGTCCCGTCTGTTCTTTTTTATGAAGGTCTTTCATACTCTTTGTTAGGTCGGCCAATGTTTTAATCAATGTGGCGACAACCTCATAATCCCGTGCCTTCTGGCTGGATTTAGCTACAGTTAATAATTCGGTAAGAGCGTTTGCTCCCAATTCTGTAATAGAACGTAGTGTAGAACGGGAAAGTACATAATCATCGCCTTCATCATCGCCTGTCTTGGTGACAACTTGGTTCACTTTCTTTGTTGGATCTTCGAAAAAAACATCGGCGCCGTCAACACCTAGTGCATCGGCAAGTGTACTGTTACTCATTTGTATTCCATTTATGTTCCACCATTATTGGTGCATTACGAAATCTTATTTAGTATTCTGTCTGCGTGACGGTATAACCATAATCATCTTCAGGTTCGGCATTGATAGGATCTGGCACAACTTTGATAGAAACAACTTGACGCGGAGCAGCAATAAACGATACCAAATTATAAGCGGCATTGGTGGATGCAAAGTGTATAACGCTGTTGGTTATGAAGTTTCCTTGTGTTCCGCCAATTTCAATAATGGTATTTGAAGCATTGACGTACAATATTGTGCCCGCTGCTGAGGCGGACAATGTTGAATCTCCTTGATATACTACATCATCTATACGGATTTTTCCATTACCACTGACATTCATTTTAGAAATATAACCACCGGCACTCAGACGCGAATCAAGATAAGTATTTGCATACACCTTGCGAATTATTTTGGCGGTGTTAATTGGTCCCCAAAAATATACCTTCATTGTAAAAGTGAGCGTATAAACAACATTGCGCGTGGTTTCAAAATCACCCTCCCAATCAATTTCGCTTTGAACGTCATTGAGAATAACTGGAATGTCCTTGATGAAACCCATTGAGGTCATTAGATTAACGGATGCGCTATAATCCGGATTGAACATAGGAATAATTTGTTCGACAATTTGGTCGGCATCATCTATGTTTCGCGTCATAACACTCAGTTCAAATACTATATCATATGGAACGCCAACATATTGCGAATTGCGTAGGCCCGATACCGTGGGCATATGTTGAGTTGATTGTTGTTTCCTTGAAGGGTCATACATTGTGGAAATGACATTAAATGACAGACGGGGCAATGAAATCTGTGTTGATTTGGTAAGGTCTGGATCGGCCTTTAATTTCATCATCCAACGCTCTTTTGGGGCATAGGCAATAGGAACTTTCATACGTTCAAGTTCTGCGGTGAAAGCCGAATTATAGCGTATAAAAGTAATGTCATTGAATAATGAACCAAACAAGGTGACATATTTGCGGCGAAGTCTGTTATAAAAGTGTGTTGCTAACATTATAACTGTCCAAACGGATTAATTTCGGAACTATCGATAAGGTCATCAATTTCACCTTCGATGGCCGCGTTCTGCGAATCACCAAATTCGGTGTGGTCTTCCTTTGGGTCGTAGCTGGTGATATTATATGTGGTATTTGAAGTAACTCCGCGAACATTTCCTGTATTTGCAAATACGCCCTTTATATTTACAATCTTAAGAAGCTTGGCACCGGGCGACCATGCCTTTACCTCGGCCACGGCCACCGAAGTTGCATATGAACCGCCTTGATATACAAGTTCATTAATATGATAGTTTCCTGTTCCTGAACCAGAGTCAAGGGCCAAATTAATTGCGTAGCTGCCTTCCAATTCAATATCATCAATCTCTGGTATACCAGTTGAAATGCTTTCCTGTGAGGCTTTGAATAGTTCACAAGTAACCTCATACATATACGGAATATCACCGCTGCGTCCTAGGGTGTAGTAATTCTTTTCTTGATTTACATTTTTGATTTCATATAGATTGGTGGAAAACGGAACGTAAATCAAATCTCCCTCGCGCGGCCTTGTGGCCACGGAAGAAGGTATCCATTTCTGGAATGTCCGGCGTGTAATAAGGAACGAAACACTTTCATTAATTTGCAGGCCGAAGCGACCGGCAAATGTACCGCCTGATATGTTATCCATCGTATTGTTTAGATACATTTCAAGAATATAATGT